CAGGAGCAAAACCGCCTGCTCTGGCCCCTGCTGTCCCTCTGGGCCAAGCACCAGCAACTGGCCGTGAACGGGGTCAAGATCCACGTCACCAAGGAAGCCTGGAAGGTAGCGCACCTCGCCGACTTCAGGCACCAGCATGGTGAGGTGGCCCAGTTTGCCCTGACCCCTGGAGGAATCCTGATCCCCATGGGTTACGAAACCAAGGCGATGCCCAAGGGAGAGTTCCGAGACTTCCTGACCTATGTCCTGGCCGAAACCAGCATGAAGGGCATGGAGCTTCCCCCCCGAATCGACTACTCCGAATGGCTTCAGAGGTGCGCATGAACCTTCAACCCAAGGAATCCGAAATCCAAGCCGCCATCATCCAGGCATTCAAGCTGAAGCACCGGATCACCCTGATTCCCATCGATGCGGGCGGGAAGGGCTTCAGGGGTGCTTCAGGAGGAAGGGGCCACTCAGGTATCCCCGAAGGCTTCCCGGACCTGTTTGGGGTCATCCCAGGATCAGGGGTGGCCCTCTTCATCGAGGTGAAGCGCCCAGGCTGCAAGCCCAACCCGAAGCAGCGGGAGTTCCTGAACTGGTTTGAGTCACAGGGATCTATCGCGTTTTGGTCTGCGTCTGTAGACTCCGCACTGCACAATTTCGAGGAAGCCATGAAGTGGAGGGATACAGCATGTTTTTGAACGCATTGACAAACAGAGAAAATAACCAGATCATTCCATTGGGGTAAACAATGACTCCACACTTTTCGCTTGCCGAGCTAACCAGGACGGATACGGGACTTCCAAATGAAGCCCCGATTGAGCTTGCTGGAAATCTACTGAGGCTTGCCGAGGTGCTGGAGCAGGTTCGGTCCCTGCTGGGTGACTACCCCATTCGAATCAACTCAGCCTACCGAAGCCAAGAGGTGAACAAGGCGGTCGGAGGCGTCTCGACTTCCCAGCACACCCGAGGGCTTGCTGCTGACTTCAACCCTGGGAACGTCTCCAAGCATGTGGCCTTCGACCTGATCCGGGCCAGTGAGATCCAGTTCGACCAGTTGATTGTGGAGCCGACCTGGATTCACATCAGCGTCCCAGAGGAAGGCAAGGCACCGCGCCGGCAGTGCCTGGTCGCCAGCGTGAACGGTGGCCGGATGCGTTACGAGGTGCCCCGTGGGTAGCCTGCTCAAGCGACTGATCGACACCACGGACCCGACCGCTTCCATGCGGCATTTCGCCTACCTGCTGGTTATCGCCTGCGGGTGCGGCTGGCTGTCGTTCTCGCTCTATCGCCCTGGCCTGAACGCTGAATGGGTGACTTCCTTCGGTCTCCTGCTGGCCGCTGTGACCACCGGGAAGGTTATGGGCAAGGATGGAGGCCCGAATGCTGTTTGACCTGGAAGGCCTCCTGGACGGCGTGGAAACGGCCCTGATCGTCGGGCTTCTGGTCCTGTTCGCTGCTGCCATGGGTGCCGGTTACGTGTTCCGCAACCAGCGCAACGCTGCCCGTGCAGAACTGGCCCTTGTCCGTGCCCAGGCAGAAGCCTACGCCAACGCCGCCACCCTGGCCCAAGCCGAGGCCAAGAGGCACCGGGACGAGTTCAAGGCCTACCAGGCATGGGTGAGTGCCAACCCTGCCCCGAAAGACCCCGAAGCCCTGCGCCGCTGGATCATCGAAGCGGGGAAGAAGTGAGGACCGCTCTTGCTGCGCTCTGCCTTCTCGCCTGTCTGGGCTGCAAACCCAAACCCTGCGTTTCGCCTGTTCGCGGGATGGTCCTGGCTCAGAGGCCAGTTGACCGACTCCCGGCCTTGCCGCCTGACGCGCCGCTTGAGAAGGCTGTCGAAGCCGCGGTGCTGGACCGTGCCGACTGGAAGAGCTACGCCGAGGGACTTGAGGAAATCCTTGAGGCCTTGGGCGCTGTGAAGGACACCACAAAGCCAGGGGGCCGCAATGACTCCGCCGAGTAGCGCTAGAACAAACCCAGACAACGCGAATTTCACATGGTCAGCATTAGGGAAGGCGGTCCTTGGGCTTTTGGTAGCATGGGCCGCATACGAATTCCGTCAAATGCGAGAAGCAATATACGATGGCGGTAAAAAGACCGTTGTTCTTGAAACAAAAGTTGATTTTATTGAGCGAGACCACGAAAACACTAAAAAGAGGGTCAGCGAACTAGAGTCAAAGCTTATGGAAGGCAATAGCAAATGAGCCCCAAGCCGAAGACCAAGCCGAAGCCCAAGAAAGACCCAAAGCCAAACAGTAAGCCAGACCCGAACTGTGACAATTCTCGTCACCAGACCGGGAGAAAGCTCACGTAGCCGGTGGGGAGCCATGAAAAGCAAAAACGGGATGACGCCAAAGCAAGAACAGTTCGTGCGAGAATACCTAGTTGACTTGAACGCATCTGCGGCCATGCGAAGGGCAGGATATAAGACCAAAAACGCCGATGTAGACGCCGCAAAGCTTCTGGTAAATCCTGGTATCCAAAGAGCTATCCAATCAGCGATGGACGAGCGGTCTAAACGGGTCCAAATCACAGGGGACCAGGTTCTACAGAACATCATCGACATCGGGAACCGTTGCATGCAGCGGTGGCCCAAGATGATCGGCCAGGGCAAGGACCGGAAGCAGATGACCGAGATGGTGGTCACTGAGGACGGGGAAGAGGTTCTTGCCCATGTGTTCATGTTCGATTCCATGGGAGCCCTGAAGGCCCAGGAACTGCTTGGTAAGCACCTGAAGCTATTTGTAGATAAGGTTGAGCACTCCGGGTCTGTTACAGTTGTGGCAACCAAAGAGGACCTAGACCTTTGAGCGGGCTAACGGCCAAGCAGCAAGAGGCTATGAAGGTCTTAGCTGGTCCAGCGAAGCACATCATGATGTTCGGAGGTTCGCGGTCTGGAAAGACGTTCCTGCTTGTCCGTGCGGTATGCATGAGGGCGATCAAGGCACCGAATAGCCGACATGCTGTATTGCGTTTCAGATTTAACGCTGTCAAATCGTCAATTGTTTTAGACACATTCCCCAAGGTTATGCGGTTGTGCTTCCCTGGAGTGAATTACAAACTGTCAAAAACGGATTGGTATGCCGAGTTCGACAACGGTAGCCAGGTATGGTTTGGCGGCCTAGACGACAAGGACCGAACCGAGAAGATCCTTGGCATGGAGTTCGTGACCATCTACCTGAACGAGGCCAGCCAGATCCCTAAGGGTAGCCGCGACATCGCGGTTACGCGTCTGGCCCAGCTTGTAAACCAGATGGTTGACGGCAAAGACGCAGGGCCGCTCAAGCCGCGCATGTTCTACGATGAGAACCCGCCATCAAAAGCGCATTGGACTTACAAGCTATTTATCGAAAAGATCGACCAGGAAACAAAAACCCCGATCCGAGACCCCGAGTCTTATGATTGGTTCAGAATTAACCCCGATGACAACAAAGAAAACATCGACCCTGCATACCTGGAGACGCTGCGAGGCCTGAGTCCGCGGCTTCAGAAGCGATTTCTACTTGGCGAGTTCGCAGACGCTACACCCAACGCGCTGTTCTGTGATGAGGTGATCGACAAGTGGAGGGTTATCGACACCCCGCTTCCTGACATGGTCCGGGTGGTGATCGGAGTTGACCCGTCACGTGCAGGGGATGGTGACTCTGGCGATCATGACGCTGTGGGTATCGTGGTGGGCGGTCTCGGGACTGATGGCGTCGCTTACCTTTTAGACGATTGCACCGTCAAGGCGGGACCTTCAACATGGGGACGGGTGGTAGGACAAGCCTTCGACCGTCACTCAGCCGATGTTGTGGTGGGAGAATCAAACTACGGCGGAGCGATGGTTCAGCAGGTCATCCAGACGGCAAGGCCAAGGACACCGTATCGCGCGGTTACCGCCAGCCGCGGCAAGGCTATACGAGCCGAGCCTTTCAGCCCCCTGTATGAACAGGGCCGCATCCGACACGCAGGGAACTTTGTCCAGCTTGAGGACGAACTGTCGGCATTCTCGACTTCTGGATACATGGGAAGCGAATCCCCCAACCGTGCCGATGCTTGGGTATGGGTTCTAACCGAGCTGTTCGGAGGTATCGTAAATCCAAAACCTGCTAATAAAAACTTCGTACCCTTGCCAATCGCTAATAAATGGTAGAATATATATCGGGGTGATCCTATGGGCCTAACCAAAGAGCAGAAACACGCGACGGTCCACCAGGAGGCACTGGTTCAGTTTGATCGGATTATGACCGCATGCCGATCTGAGCGTGAACAGTGCCTGAGGGATCGCCGTTTCTGCGACATTGCCGGGGCTCAGTGGGAGGGGTCGCTGGGCCAGCAGTTCAAAAACAAGCCCAAGTTCGAAGTAAACAAGATCCAGTTGAACGTGCAGCGGATCATCAATGAATACCGGAATAACCGTATCAGTGTTGATTTCGTGAGCCGAGACGGAGACAAGAACGATGACATTGCCGACGTTTGCGATGGCCTTTACCGTGCAGACGAGGCTGATTCCGTAGCAAATGAAGCCAAGGATAACGCGTTTGAGGAAGGCGTGAAGGGTGGTTTTGGTGCATGGCGTCTCCGGGCCTGCTACGAAGACGAATACGACGAAGACAACATGCAACAGCGGATCAGGATCGAGCCGATCTTTGAGGCCGATTCAACCGTGTTCTTTGACGTAGACGCCAAGCGGTATGACAAGGCGGATGCCAAGCATTGCTTCGTGCTTGTCCCGATGACGCCGGAAGGATACAGGGCCGAATACGACGATGACCCCAACGGATGGACCCGTGAGATCGAATCTGGTGGGTTCGACTGGTCAACCCCGGATATCGTCTACGTCGCTGAGTATTACAAGGTCGAAGACGCTGGAGTGACGTTTGTACACTTCCAGAGCCCGACTGGCGATACCAAAAAGCTCGTGTTGTCAGAATTGGATGAGGAAGACTGGGACGAGTTAACCGCCACTGGCTGGGTTGAGACCGCCCGCAAGCGGAAGAAGGTTCGCAAGGTCCGTAAATACATGATGAGCGGAGGCGGAATCCTGGAGGATTGCGGGTATATCGCCGGGGACCAGATCCCTATCGTCCCGTTCTTCGGGAAACGTTCTGTCGTGGATGGCATTGAGCGTTGCGTTGGGCATGTCCGTCCCGCCAAGGACGCACAGCGGCTGAAGAACATGCAGCTTTCCAAGTTGGGAGAGATCAGCGCCTATTCTAGCATCGAAAAGCCCATCCTGACTGCCGAACAGATCTCCGGTCATCAGGTCATGTGGCAGGATGACAATATCAAGCAATACCCTTACCTACTCATAAACCCAGTTACTGACCCGGCTGGGCAACAGGTGATTGCTGGCCCGGTTGGCTATACCAAGCCTCCGCAGGTTCCCCAGGCCCTTGCCGCTCTGCTCCAGATCACTGAAGCGGATATGGCTGAACTGCTCGGGAGCCGAGGTGAAGCTGATAAGATTGTCTCAAACATCAGCGGTAAGGCCGTGGAGCTCATCCAGTCCAGGCTTGACATGCAGACCTATATCTACATGAGCAACCTTGCGAAGTCCGAGGGACGCGCTGGTGAAATCTGGCTTTCCATGATGCGGGACGTTTACGTAGAAGAATCTCGCAAGATGAAGACCATCGGAGTCAATGGCGAGGTTGGACAGGTGGAAGTGAACCGACCATCCGTCAATGATAATGGCGAAGAAGTCTATGGAAACGACCTTGCGTCTGCGAAGTTAGGCGTGTTTGTAGAGGTTGGCCCCAGCTTCAACAGCCAGCGCGATGCAATGGCCCGCAGCCTGACCAGTCTTCTGGCCGTCACGAATGACCCGGAAACGGCTCAGATTATCCAGTCCATGCTTATTATGCAGATGGAGGGAGAAGGCCTGAATGACATTAGGGAGTTCTTCCGCCGACGTTTGGTGATGGTTGGAGCGATCAAGCCCACCGAAGAAGAAAAGAAAGAACTTGCCGTGGCTCAGGCTGGGAAGGGGCAAGATCCCAACACTGTCCTTGCGCTTGCGATGGCCCAGGAAGCCTCTGCCAAGGCAAACAAGGCTGAAGCCGAGGTGCTTGAAACCCTGGCGAATACCGAACTCACCAGGGCTAAGACGGTTGAAACGGTGTCCAAGGTCCAGTCCGAGCAACGTGACCAGGCCATGACCCAAATCAGCCGGATCATGCAGCAATACGGAATCCGCCCAGCCGAATTGGGCGAGTATAGGGAGCAATTATGATCATCGACGAAGAAGTCAAGACAGACGAACTTCCGGAAGGTTCTACCGTGGAAGGCCAGGGAGAAGAATTGCCCCCTGACACTGATACGGGACAGCCTGAAGGGTTGGAAGTCCCGACATTCGAGGATCAGGAAACTGAATCCGAGAAGGAAGAACAGGCGGCTCCGCAGTGGGTCAAGGAGTTGCGCAAGCAGAACAAAGAAGACAAGAAGCGCATCAAGGCGCTCGAGCAGGAATTGGCTGCAAAGGCTGAGGCGGAGAAAAAACCCGCCGAGATCGGACCTAAGCCAACGCTCGAGGGCTGCGATTACGACGCCGATGTTTTTGAGTCCCGCTTGATAGAATGGACCGAACAAAAGCGCAAGGTAGACGAGGCAAAAAAGGCCGAAGCGGATGCCGCTGAAGCCACCAAGAAGGATTTCCAGGTAAAGCTGGAAGGATACGCAAAGCTCAAGTCTGAGATCAAGGCCCCAGACTTCGATGAGTCTGAAAACGAAGTCACGGCCACCCTAAGCCAGACCCAGCAAGGCGTGATCGTCCAGTATGCCGCCAATCCCGCGGCCCTTGTATATGCGTTGGGGAAGAATGAATCCAAGCTAAAGGCATTGGCTGCAATCAAAGACCCAATCGCGTTTGCGCTTGAAATGAAGTCCATGGAGGCCCAAGTGAAAACAACCAAACGCAACCCGCCCCCACCCGAGAAGGTGCCTGAAAGCGCCGGACGAGGCATTGGAGGCGCGGTTGAATCCCAACTTGAACGTTTGCGCGAAGAAGCTGAAAAGACTGGCGACTATTCAAAGGTTGTCGCCTTCAAGAACCAGCAGCGCAACAAATAACCAAAGGAAAACACAATGTCTAACGCTTTCAGCAAGGAAGAACGGGTAGCTTTTGAAAACCTCCTGGAAGGGTTCCAGGATGCCATGGTCATGAGCCGCGCCGCCAGCATCTACCGGTCTGGCGATGCGATGATGGAACGCGCCAATAACATCATCTGGCGTCCTCAGCCCTACATCATGCAGAGCTTCACCGGCACTGACATGACCAGCAACTTCAAGGATCAGACCCAGTTGTCCGTTCCTGCGTCCCTTGGCTATTCCAAGTCCGTGCCTTGGACTCTCACTGCCCAGGAACTGCGGGACTCCCTCCAGGAAGGCCGTCTTGGCGAAGCCGCCAAGCAGAAGCTCTCCTCCGACATCAATAAGGCCACCTTGGACGCCGCGCACCTCTATGGCTCCCTGGTCATCAAGCGCACTACCGCCGCCGCTGGATATGATGACGTTGCCCAGTGCGATGCCATCATGAACGAGCAGGGTGTTCCCGCCTGGGATCGCTACATTGCCCTGAACACCCGCGATTACAACGGCATGGCTTCTGACCTGTCCAAGGCCAGCCGTAGCTTCGGTAACAGCAAGAGCGAAAAGGCCTATGAACGGTCCTATGTTGGCCCCATCGCTGGATTCGAGACCTACAAGCTGGACTATGCCAACAGCCTGACCGCCGCCGCTGGCGGTGCCGGTCTGACCATGTCCACCCTTGACGCCGCCGTTAATTACTACATCCCGAAGGCTACCAGCACGGCGACCACTGGCGAGGTTTCCAACGTTGACAACCGTTTCCAGACGATCACCATCTCCGACACCACCAACGTCGCTCCTGGCGATGCCTTCACCGTCGCGGGCCTGAATGCTGTTCACCACATCACCAAGGGCGACACGGGCCAGTTGAAGACCTTCCGCGTGGTTTCTGTCCCTGACGGCACCCACCTGGTCATCACTCCCCCCATGATCACCAACCAGGTCGCCAGCGATGCCAGCGCTCAGTATCAGAACTGCGTCATTAACACCAAGGCCGCCAATAGCGCCATCGTGTTCCTGAACACTGTCACCAAGCTGACTAATGTGTTTTGGCAGAAGGATGCCATCGAGATCCTGCCTGGTCGTTACGTTGTTCCCACGGATGCCGGGACCTCTGTCATGCGTGGCACCACGGATCAGGGTATTGAGCTGGTCATGCAAAAGTTCTACGACATCAATACGATGAAGACCAAGTATCGCCTCGATACCTTCTTCGGTGTCGTGAACAAGCAGCCGGAGATGTCGGGGGTGATGATTTTTAGTCAAAGTTAATGATACCGGGTGTGCTATAATGCTCTTTAAGGAGGACCGAAATGCACACCCTGTATATGCTCACATTCGCCAACGGTAAGATCTACATCGGCCAAACCGTGAGAACCATGCAAACACGCCTCGCACAACACCGGCAGTCTTCCAGAAATGGGAGCAAGCTGCCCGTGCATTGTGCCTGGCGTGTGCATGGCGAACCGGTAGCCAGTGTGATTGCTGAATTCGGATCGCCTGAAGAGTTGAACGCCGCTGAAATCGCTACCATCAAGGCACTCAACACATTGAGCCCTAACGGATACAACTTGGGCCATGGTGGCGAAACCGCTCCATCGAAAAATCCTGATGTTGCCAAGAAAATATCTGAGGCTGCAACAGGGCGGAAGTATGTTGATACTACCCCGTGGTCCAAGGCTTCAACCGTATTGTGGGAAAACGAAGAATACCGGAAGAAGGTTTCAGAAGGTCTCAAGGCTGGATGGACTGATGAGCGGAGACAGGCTGCTCGCGAAAGAATTTTAGCGATGTGGGCGAAACGAAAGGCCGATGGCTGGGAAATGCCTGAATCCTATCGGGAAAGCCTGAGGAATAGAGCCGTCACCGCCGAAACAAGAAAGAACATGAGCGATGCCGCAAAGGGGAAGCCCAAAGCCCCGAGGACGAAAGCCACGGCTGAGAAGCTGTCTAAGTCTGTGGCAGAATCTTGGAAAGATCCAGAAGTCCGTGCAAGACGAATCGCAGCTATGAAGGCTGCAAAACAGAAGAAAGGATGAACCATGGCAAAGCAATATATTTTTGAGAATGGGTGCGCACTGGTGTCTATTCCGGCTTCTAGCAAGCTGGCTGTTTACTCGGTAACACCTTGCAAGATCTACAAGAAGAATGAATATGCGAATTATCCTAGCACATGGGATCTTCTCGCTACCACCACTGAAGGCGTTGAGTATGTTTCCGCCGTACTTAGCGCGTCCGTGGCTACTGAGGTGAGGATTGAGCCCGGTGCTGGCGGTGCGATTTACGATGTAGCTACGGTTCCTTCGGCGTATCTCGCTGATGATACCTACAAGCAGGGTGCCCCTACCGCCAAGACCACGGCTGTTACACTGACGATTGCGGAGCTTCTGACTAGAATCATCACGGCCACGCATACCGCTGGAGCTACCCAGGCCTATACTCTGCCCACTGGCACCCTTGCTGATGCTGGAGCTGGTATCCAGATTGATGAAGCCTTCGACTGGAGCCTGATCAACCTCAGCGCCGCCGCGGTTGACACCGTGACTCTTACGGCAGGTACAGACCATACCATTGTCGGGAATCCGATTGTCCAGAGCGCCCACGCTTCTACTGGAGGTGTGTATGGTAACTCTGCCACCTTCCGCACTCGCAAGACTGCGGCGAATACCTTTGTCACCTACCGCATCTCCTGAAAACGCATTATCATGGGGAGGGGCAATTCCCTCCCCATTTTTGAGGTGAACCATGCCGCTGAAGAAGGGTTACTCTCAGAAGGCCATCAGTAAGAACATTTCCTATGAGATGAAGTCTGGAAAGCCCCAGAAACAGGCAGTTGCCATTGCCATGAGCACCGCCGAGAAGGCCGCAAAGGACGCTGGTAAGCCTTGGAAGACACCTAAGCCGAAAGGGGGCAAGTGATGGAATTCCCGCGATTCGTTGTGAAGTCTGTATCCGGCAAGCCGGTTTACGATCTCGTCAATGATGTGTCCGAGCATTCGGATGCACTCAAGAACGGATGGTTCAGTGAGTATTCCGAAGCCATGGCCCAAAAGCCGGAAGCTGGGCATCAAGCTTTAGACCAGGATGAAGACGAAGACAGCGCCATTCCTCCCACCCGTGATGAAATCGAAGCCAAGTGCTCCGAGCTCGGGATTGCCTTTGATGGCCGGATGAAGGATGCCACTCTACTGAAGAAGATCGAAGAAGCATTGGCCGAGCGCAAGGTGTAGGCATGGCATGGACCAAGCGCCAATTCGTCATTGAGGCCTTCACTGAGATCGGGATCGCTGCGTATGAGTTCGACCTGACGCCTGAACAGCTCCAGAGTGCATTGCGGCGTTTGGATGCCATGATGGCTGAGTGGAATGGTAAGGGAATCAGGCTTGCCTACCCTCTTCCAAACACTCCGGACGGGTCTGACCTTGACGAGTCAACAGATGTTCCAGATGCTGCGAATGCGCCAATCTACCTCAACCTTGCGGCGCGCCTTGCGCCTGCATACGGGAAGCAGTTGAACCCTGCAACGCT